TGTGGGTTCGTCGGTTCGTCGACCGACATCGCCATGATGCCATCCCATGCCGTCGCCGTCAAGCTCCTACCCTGCGCATTATGCGCACCGTAGCGTGCGTTGCGCACCCGGGCGTGGGGTCGCGCGCGCGCGCATGGCAATGGAGTATGGATACACTTCCGCAACGTTTTTCCAATAAAAAAGGAGTATATGATATACATACACTACGCGATGACATATATAGTGTATGTAGTATATAATCTCCAATAAAGGCAGTATTTGTGCTTTATATGGTGCATTATACCCTATACGGTATAAAGCGTGGTGTGGATGGCATGATTATACCCAATTGGGTATCTTTTAGTTGGTGCGATAGAGGATTTGAGAGTAACGTACTTGTGATTATCTACTTGCGAGTAGAAGAAACAGGAGTGGATGTGCCACGATGATGGGAATTCGCGCATGCAGGAAAGACGGTACATATGCATAATCTGCATACATACCGTCTTGGATTGGGCAGATACGTCATGGTATTAGGCAGATTGCATCAGTCCTTCCGTTTCCAGAACCTTCTTGGAATCATATGGATTCCGAACCGTGGCTTGATGCGGTACTTGTCTTGGAACGTCCTGTCTGCGCACTTCCGGACGTATGCTCCTGCCTGTTGCATGGTGTCGAAAGACAGAATCCATCGCCATGTCCCGTCCTCCTGCCGCATATATATATCATATGCCTTATAGAAGACCCATCTACGATGCTCTATTATCATTCGTGTGCTCCCTTTCTGGATATATAGGGACAAGCGTGCATACGATGGCGGGTGGCATCGGGGGTCGCTTACGAACCAATACAATCACGATGATGAGTACGATTGCGACAAACGGCGCAGTGAGCATCGTTATCCTCCAGTCTATCCAGTGCTAGATTCGCTCGGATGATGAGCGACAGCAGAGTCACGAATGCCACACCACAGACGAGCATGAACCAAGCATCTGGAATGCTGATTGTATTCATTTGCCATCCGTCCTTTCCATTCCAATATATGCGTCTCCCATGAAGTTCTTGATTACCAATGCATTCATGCCAGAGCAAGAGGCACACATTGTCGTTTCAAAATCTTTGCAGGATGGTTGGAACACAGACACGCGAATCTTGTATCGAATATCATGCTCATCGAATCTTTTCTCGCAGATATCACACAGTTCTACAATCATTTCGCTTCAATCCTCATTCTGATTTCATATCCAATACTATTTAGAAAATCCGACAGGTCTTTGAATCCGACTACGGTATACCCATCCCCTTCAATGCCGAACCACAACTCGTCTATTCTAGAGGAATCAACTTCATCTGGAATCATCTTGATTAGAACATCGTTATCCTTGCACTTATATGCGTCGTAGAACTTTTTCATGTCTGTTTCTTCTCCTCTCGAACTTCGAACGGCTTGACTGCCGTGGAGTTTGTGCCATCGATTCGCGCGATGACCGTGTTTGTTACTGTGTTGACGACTACTAATACCATGGTGAGTTCCTTTCTGGAGCCGGTACGAGGAGTCGGACCCCGACATCGTGAGTACAAGACACGAGTTCTGCCATTGAACTATACCGGCGTGGCAGGGGCGACAGGATTCGGACCTGTGGTGTGGGAGTCAAAGTCCCATGCCTTGCCTCTTGGCTACACCCCTATGGTAGTCGCTAGTGGAGTCGAACCACTGTGAACTCCTTATAAGAGAGTCGCCCTGACCGTTGGACGAAGCGACCAAGCGCAATGATTCTTCAAGAACATGTGCCAGATGCAATCGTTTTTACAGGAAGACACCCTACTTCCAAGCCTTCCCGAGATGGAATGTGGAGTCCTCGTACCGGAATGTCTTCCCATCCGACGCGACGATGATGGGGTAGAACGACACCTGCTTGTTGTGTTGCCCGGATGCCGGGTCGAGCAGAGTCCCGCTCACTCCGATTCGCCCTGCGGATGTCGAGAAGCACTCCCATCTGTCAACGGTCGGGCTAGGTTGCACTCTCTGCGCCTGTTCCTTCTTCAATCCCGCATACCTCCTCGTACTCCAATTCTCTGATTCCATCGCGGACTTCCTTGACGAACTCCTTGCTGACCACGAAAATGTTCCTGCTCGACATCTTGTCGAACCAGTCTCCATCCACCATGCCACGGACCATCGACAAGTCGTTCGCGTTCAGATTGTCATAGGCGGAAAGAGTGTCCTCCATTCCGTCTTCGTCGGTATAGAAGCACGCGACATACATTCCAGTGACCTTGCCGCCGTTCTTCCGCACCTCGTTGACTGTATCGAGCGCGAGCATCTCCGCCTTGCTGGGTGGAACCGTGCTGAATGCGTTGATTGGTGTCGTCATGCATCCTCCTCGTCAGCGCATCGGATTGTGCGTGGAGTGCGACAATCCGTGCGCGTCAACGCCGCCTAGAGGTCGAACGGAAGGGCTTCGTCCGTGCCGTCTTCATTCTCCTCGTGTCTCATCGTCTTGCCATTGATGGAGAACTCCTCCACATGCAGTACTGTTTCATACAGCGGCTTGTCCTGCTTGTTCTTCACTTCCGGATAAATCTTCTGCTTCACGAGATACCCCTTCGCTAGGCACAAATCGGAAGTCCTCGCATGTCCGATTAGGTCAGCGGTCGGACCCCACGCCACGCAGTTGCATCCAGTCGCTCGCTTCTCTCCGTTGATTACGATGTCGCTCTTCAAGGCGAACGAGCACACCTTGCTTGTCGTCAGTTCTCTGACCTTCGGAACGAACGGCATGTATCCCTCGAACTCCGTATGATTGATAGCCATCAGTTGATGATTCCTTTCTTCTGCTGAACCGGACAATCCGCGTTCGCCACATCCTTCGCCAGAAGAGCAAGCATGTCCCGACAGTCGGCAAGGTCGGCATAAACAGACTTGAACACATCGACCTCGCCCGCATTCTCCGATTCCGCCATGGAGATGAAGGCGTATCCACCGCTCTCCAAGTCCTTCGCCATTTCTTTGCCGTTCACTATCAGAGTAATCTTCATCGTTCCAGTACCTCCATGACGCTTACTATACTACTAGCTTGAACATAAGTCAAGTATAGATAGAGAGAAAAACAAGAGAAGAGATATAGAGATAAGATAGGGGTGCAGGGGGAAGAGAAGAGGAGAAGGGAGGAGATGACGCGATGACTTGTCGTGCTTGCCGTGACGTGTTATACTTGTGGTATGCCGAAGCTGACGAAAGACAGACCGAAACAGATAAGCATCTCCGCTCCGAAGGAACTGTTCAACGCAGTATACTATCCGTATCTCAATCTGATAGAGCGGTATGAAGTATACTACGGAGGAGCATCCTCCGGCAAGAGCTACTTCATCGCGGATAAGGTCGTACTGCAGATGTCCACCAGAGAGGGCAGGAACCTCATGCTGGTGCGACATACGCTGTCTGCATGCACGACATCCTGTTGGAACCAGATAAAGCAGTCGATATACAAGTTCAATCTACATCATATCTGGCAGATGAACGAGTCGAACTTCTCCATGACATGCGTTGCTCCGGGCTACATAGCGGATGGGAACATGATTGTCTGCAGGGGAATGGATGATGTCGAGAAGATAAAGTCCATCACGTTCCCTCACGGGAATCTGACGGACGTATGGTACGAGGAGGCGTCGGAGGAACCGGAGCTAGGCAACCTCATCGTGTTGGACCACCGACTCCGTGGTTCTGGTCCGCAGAAGCGACTCATCGTTTCATTCAACCCGATATTCTATGAGCATTGGCTCCGGACATGGATAGACACGACACTACGGAATACGCGGTGCATCGTGCTCCGTACGACCTATAAGGACAACGAGCATCTGTCTCCGGACGATGTTCGTGCTCTTGAGCAGTATGCGGATACGGACCCATACCGATACATGGTGTATTGCTTGGGGCAATGGGGGATACAGGGTCATACCATCTTCAATGCGAATGAAGTGAATCGAAGGAAGTCCTTGCTTGACATCAAGTACGAGGAGAGCGTTCCGCGGAATGTCAGATTCCAATACGATATGGACGGATTGCGCGTCAAGCGCGACTCGATTGTAGCTGTTGACATAGGCAGGTCAAGGGTCGGGAACGACTATTGCTACATGTACAAGGACGTGAACAAGACTCGTCCATATGTGACGGTGGTCGATACGGCGGGAGACGGCTCGGACTACTACGCCGTGCAGGTCTTCGACAACACGACGCAGGAACAGGTGCTCGTCTATCATTCGAGCGAGTCCGTCGACGAGTGCGTCATGCAGATGTACTGCATTGCGAAGTATTACAACAACTCGTTGCTTGTCATCGAGGTCAACTTCGATATGTACCCGACGAAGAAGATGCAGGAGCTGGGGTATACGAATCTATATACTAGGGAATCGTCTCCGGATTCGTTGGGAGCGGGATACACGAGCAACACTGGATACAGGACGCACTCCGGCAACAGGGACATGATGATATCCATGCTTGTGGAGTGGATAAACAAGGGAGGGTGTTCGCGTCTCAATGATGTGGGTACGCTTTCTGAACTCCTAACATTCGTGCGCAAGATGCGTAAGAAGAACGGGCAAAGCATATCCGGAAGAGCGGAGGCGGCGAATGGCGCACACGATGACCTTGTGATGTCGCTTGCAATGTATCTCATGACAAGGGAACAGCAGAGCGACGAGGCGCACGTCGAGAAGAAGGAACTCGAAGGGTTCTGGTTGCCATGTGAGTTGGAGGATATGGTACAATCAAAGAGGATAACGAAGGCGGAAATGAACAAGTATCTGCGAAAGCATGGGCGCGAAGAGGTATCGTTCTGATGTTCAATATTCTAAAGAGAATGGAGTCTCTGGAGTTCAGATGCAAGGCGCAAGGCGAACTGCTCATCGAACTGCAGGACCAACTCGAAGAGCACCGTATGAGAATCCAGACGCTAGAACTGACCGCAATCAAGAAAGGCGACATTGCTACGGAAGAGGATGTCGCGGAAAGATTCCGTGGGCGGAACGGACTGTTGAGTTACAAGAATCTGCATAGGAATCCGGTGGATGCACTTCCGGAAGATATTGAAGTGGAGAGATTCTAATGGCGAAGAAGAAGGCTACGTTCGAACTCATGATGCTCGAGCAGAAGAAGTCGCTGTCAGCGATGGATGTCAATACTCCGGAACAGATTGAGCGTTGCCACTATTACTATGAGCGCTATCTCCATCTGCGAGGAAGGCAGGAGGAGCGTGTCAAGGAGTGGGAGCGACTGCACAGGCTATACAAGTGCGAGCGCGATGACTACAACACGGTGGACCATACCGCTCCGAAGTCGTTCTGTTCCATTGTCACTCCGATTGTCGAGGGACAGACGGCAGGACTCGTCGAGTACAATCTCGATGTGAACATCATCGGTACTGGTCCGACCGACAACGACTACGCGAAGACGTTGCAATCCGGTGCCGACTTCATCCTGCGCAACAACAGATTCAAGCAGTACGCCAAGGACTATGCCCGCTCGTACCTTCTATATGGTGGCGCGTGGATGACCTGCTATTGGGACAACAAGGCATATGGTGGACTAGGTATTCCTCGTCTGCGCATTCCGACCATCAGCAAAGTGTACGTCGATGGTCGAATCAAGGACTACAAGGACCTACAGTGCGCGGAGTATGTCATCGAGGAGATTGGGTTCAAGTCGATTGCGTGGGCGAAAAGGGAGTATGGAGACAGGATTGCCGATGCAATCGTCCGGATGAACAACAACTACCAGTTCGACCAACAGGACCAACGCGATGATATCGACTCGTTCATGCTTCTGCACGTGTGGACTCGGAACAACGAGCAGGGGAATCTCCAACTCATCGAGATGACTACAAACCCAATGGTACTGCGTGAGTCCGACCCAAGCGAGCCGTACTACAGATTCGGAGACAATGAGTATCCATTCGCGTTCGCTCGACTGTATCCACAGCAGATGGACTTCTATGGGTTCGGTGACGGCAGGATTCTGGAACCGATTCAACGAACCGTCAACAAGCTGTTCGATGAGATAGAGATTGCGTGCAGATTCCAAGCACAGGCAAAGACATACGTTGACCCAACCGCCGAAATGGATGACGACCAGTGCGACAGCGACCCTAGCCACAACATCATGGCGAAGAATCCGAATCAGACGATTCGTGTCGTACAGGGTGCGGGAATCAATCCGGTCGTCGAGAACATGATAAGCATGCTTGTCGCGCACGCGGAACGTGCCACAAGATTCAGTGGTACGATGACGGGCTTGGAGACACAGAACAGCGTGTCGGCAACGCAATCCGGAATCATGCTCCAACAGGGAAGCGCTACAATCAATGACAAGAAGGGCGACCTTTCCGAAGCACTGCAGTTCATCGTGAAGTATTCACTCAAGCTTGCACTCGAATTCTATGACCGTGGGTTCTGGAGCAGAGTCGGAGATGAGAACTCGTATGAATACGTCGACTTCTCCTTGGCTAGAGAAGTCCCTGCCGCTATGCCGGCGACCAACGCATTCAAGGATTCGTTCGCGTCCTCTCCATTCGGCAACGCGATGGCGGAAGCGCCGAACTACCAGTTGGTCGAAGATGGTCCGGACTCCACTCCTGTCATGAAGTCAATCGACTTCGATGTGAAGGTGACGCTCGGAGAGGGTCTGCCAAGCAACAGAATCGCAATCCACAATGTGCTCATGAATCTATTCCAGATGCAGGTCATCGACCAGATGCAGTTCGCCAAGATGACGGAGAAGTATCTCGGAATCGACTTGGATGTGAAGGGGATGGAGGAGCGTGCGCGACAGCAACAGATGGATGCACAGGCACAGCCTTCGCCTAGCGGGATTGTGAATCCTGCAAGCGAGACGAGTGTCGGTGTTCCGATGGGCGTACAGGCAAGCGCGACATCGAACCCCGGAATGACAGGCACCGTACCGGGTGGTGGGGCTATGCCGATGCGTAGTGCGGGTGCCGTCTGATGGCACTTGGAATATTTGGCGAGAAGGTTCGGGAAGGACAGATAACGAATGCGCACCTTGCGATGAGTGGCAATGTAATGGCTCCGGACGCGAGGAACGTTGCGATTCTCAAGGGAATCTCCGAAGCGTACAAGGAACTGGAACAGAAGATGTTCGAGCATAATCCTGTGATGCGCTTGCTCATCAGTTCGCAGGTGGATGTGACGAACGTGTTCGAGTATCCGGTGTGCGGAAAGTGCGAGACGGTCGCGCTATGGAACGACAGGAAGTTCAACAAGGAAACTCTTGAGTACGATAGGACTTGCGGGTGCATGAGATGTGGAGCGTTCACAACCAGACCGCCGACTGTGAGGATGTGGTTGAAGGACGAATTGAAGCGTCGAGTCGGACCGGACTACCTAGACATGATTGACATCGGTATCGACAGAATCGCATTGAGCATGATGAAGACATATATCAACAATCTCGCTGTTGGCATCGAGCAGACAAACGGGTATACAGAAGATGGTGTGGAAGTGGACCATGAAAAGATTCTTTGATATGGTTAAATAGCGATTGGCGCTATTAAAGAAAAGGGGAGGAAACTTCAACAATGATTCTCAATTTTCCATTCACGAAGGGCGGGAACAAATTCTGCGACAAGGACTGGACATACAACGACATGAATGGCGGATTCACTGGACTTGCGTCTCTTGGCGTAACCGACGTGCATCCGACATTCGGGACATCACCGAACTTCTTCGGCGGCAACTGCGATAAGGTCGGGTGGAACAAGGAGACTGGATTCGGACTCGTGATTGGCGGAAGTCCTACTGGTGAAATCGTATATGGCATCTACCTCGATAAGGATAGGCTCACTCCCATTGGAATCGATATGGTCGTGAAGCAGTATGGCATCGACGCGATGGGTGTGGAACCAGAGCCGGAGGAAGCAACGGAGAAGTCGCTGTCCGAACTCCGCAAGGAAGCGAAGGAGAAGGGAATCCCTAGCAGGTTCTATATGAGCGCGTCCAAGGCGGAGGTCATGGAATTGATTGGGAAGGTCGATGCCGGAGAGGATTTCAGCAAGGTGACGGGACAGACCCTTGCCGTCGAACAGCCGGAATCGAAGGCGTATGACGAGAAGGCAAGCGTATCCAAAAGCAGGAAACAGTAGTATGGTATAATACAAGCATCCGGTATCTGCATGGGATGGAACAAACCCGCGATATGCAGAGGGGAGAGGTATCATGCCTCTCCTTTTTCTTTGCATGATTATACATGTTGACAGCTGGATTATACTTATAAGTGATGGGCGACCATCATTGCGTCGTGGACTCGCTGATAGTCCTCAAGCCTAGCGGAAGGCTATAACTACCGCAATACGCAATGGCGATTGCAGAAGAAAGCGCGAGGATGATTGATATGGCTATCGATGACAAGACCAAGACCGACGATGTGTGGGATGACCTTGAGTTCAAAGCCGACCTTCCCGTGGATGATATCGATTCAGACATCGAACTGGAAACGGAAGACGGGCAGGACGAACCGGAACTTGAATTCGAAACGGAAGACGATGGTGCGGACGAAGCGCCCGTAGCAAAGAAGTCTCCCGCTCCGCTGACGAAGCAGGAAAAGGCGATTATCGCTGTGAAGCGAGCCGCCCAAGCGAAGGAAGCGAAGGTCAAGGAACTGGAGCAGAAGCTCCGGAAGTACGAGTCCGAAGAGAAGAGGACAGCCCTTGCCAGAAAGTTCGAGGACGAGGGACACGACCCCGATACCGCGCTGAAACTTGCGACATCAGAGACGGAAAAGGAGTACGTCACAAGCGCTCTTGAAGACATCAAGTTCATCACTGCGAACCAAGCGGTGATGGCTAGATATCCGGAAGCGAGCGGCGAACTTCCTAGGATTAGGGAAGCGATGAAGGCGACCGGCAGAAGTGCCGCAGAAGTCTGCGCGTTTCTTTTCTCCTCCGACAATCGATTCGAAGCGAAGGCAAGAGCGGACGCACTGGCTAGTGCGAGAGGCGTGAAGTCTTCCGCCGCGGGAGCGGCAGTCAGTTCGAGCGTCGAACGAAGCGAGGACGGTCTTTCCGCGAAGATGGAAGAGGCTCGCGTCGAGTTCGAGAAGATGCTCGGCAGGAAAATCACCGCATCGGAAATCAAGGTCATCATGTCGAGAGCCAACGGTAGAAAAGGTCGCTCTTATGACATCGAATAAAAATGGAGGATGAAATCCAATGATTAAGATTGTCACCGCTTCTAATACCCCGAAGATGTTCTTCCTTTCCGGTGCGGCTGTCACCAAGGGAGAACTCGTCAAGATTGATTCCGGCAAAGCCATCCCGCTCGCCACTGCGCATACGGGCGAGACGGTTCTTGGTCTTGCGGAGGACACCGCCACTGGCGCGGATTCGCTGATTCGTGTCTCGTCCATCCGTGGCGTGCTCATGGAAATCGACTATCTTGCTTCCGCCAGCAAGCAGTCTCTTGCCGATGCCGACTGCGTGGACCTGTTCGACATCAACGTGACTTCGCATGTCATGACGCTCGACCTCGACGATACCACGGGTGGGATTTGCAGGGTTGTCCGGTATGACAACACGAACAAGAGAGCTTGGGTCTGCATTCCCGACACGCTCATCTATCTGTCCGTTTAAGCGGATTCACAAGGAGGACATGACAAATGGCTACTTATGGAAATGACCTTGGCAATCTGATTATCCCCGGCTCGTATGAAATCTTCAAGAAGGCTCTTGGTGATGTCCAGCAGGTCGAGTGGACCATGCTCGTGCAGGAACGTTCGACTGTTCGTGCGCAGGAATACTTCGATACGGTCGGCAATCTCTCTCCCGCAGAGGCGAAGGCGGAAGGCGACGCGATTACATACGACAAATTCCAGTACAATTTCCGCACGACACTGACTCCGACGACCAAGGCGAAGGGTGTCTCCGCTTCCGTCGAGGCGTTCGAGGATGACCTCTATGGCGTGATGGACAAGGTGTTCGGCGGAGAACTCGTCAAGAAGATGATTCTTGCGAAGGAGCAGGAAGTCGCCGCCGCGTACAATGGTGCGTTCGCCGCGATTGGTGGCGATGGCTTTGCCATTCTTTCTGCTTCGCATACGCTCAAGAACTCCGTCCTTGTGAACGACAACCTCGCCACAGGTGCGCTGTCCTTCGACAACATCGTTGCCGCGAAGAACAAGTTCAATCATATCTACGACCAAGCGGGGCAGTTGTTCGACACCTATCCGACGCACATCGTCATCCATCCCGACAAGTTCTATATCCTTGCCTCGATTCTTGAATCCGTGCTCAAGCCGTTCGAACTTTCCAACACGAAGAACACGGTCGAGTCGAAGTACGCGCTACAGATTATCCAGAACAGGCGTATCGACATGAACACCTCGACTGGTGTTTCCAAGTGGTTCCTGCTCGACAAGACCATTCAAGGCGCGGGTTGCATCCACCTCAAGAGACAGGGCATGAAGATGTCCTCGTATCAAGACGACACGACAAAGGATTACCGCGCCGATGTGTACGAGCGGTACATCACGCAGTTCGTCGCCCCCGGCTACGGAATCGTCGGTTCTCTCGGTTCTTGATAGCGCGTATCACGCAGGGGGCGGAGAAGAACCTCCGCCCCTTCCGCCCTTATGGAGGTAAATTATCATGGCTGTTATTCCGAAGATTGTTGGTTGGCTCCAATCCACCCTCACGCTCTCCAAGTTCTGGGTCGCGGACTCGACTCCGACAGAGCGTACCGTTTTCGATTCTGATGGTTATCTGTATCAACTCGGCACGAAACTCACTCCGACCGCCGCTCAACTGAACGGCACGAGCACACCGCTGACGACGCCTGTCATCACCGGTGGAGTGACGACCGATGGCGTGGACACTTGGACGCAATCCCCGCACGACTATGCAGGAGCCGCCGACGACTGGACGCTCTCTGCCGCCGAACTGCTCAAGCCCATGCATAAGCCGACGAATGCGAGTGGCGCTGTCAATGCGATTGTCGCGGCAACCAAGCGTCCGTACTGGTTCACGAATGCGACGGGACAGGCGCTTACCGTGAAGACTGCGGCAGGAACCGGAATCGTCATCGCCAACACCAAGACGGCTTGCGTCATGTCCGATGGAACGAATGTCATCCGACTCACTTCTGATGCGTAAGGAGTAATACGATGGCTATTGGCACAATGGGTTCTGGAAAGAAGAAGAAACCCACGATGGGTACGGCTCGTCCGATGGGTGTCGGTCCTACCGCTCGCCCGAATGCTCCGGCGCAAACTCGGCGGAAAGCACCATTCCCCGCTCCAATGCAAGCCATCGCTCCTCCGAAGAAAATGCAGAGGGCAGGTGGCAATCGATTGAAGAGTGGCGGAACTGCAACGAATTCCGCGAACACCGGCTCGACTGGCGCAATTGCGTTCAAGCGGCGCTAACTACTTGTAGCATAAGGTATAATGGAGGCAGTAGCAATACTGCTTCTATTATCATGTGGAGGGGAATACAGATGAACACTACGAGGATTGTTTTCCAGAAGTGGCGCAGGATTCTTGGCGTGACTGCCATCGACAATTCAGCGGATGCGCTCTCATTCAAGAACGAGATGGTGACGTTCATCAATGTGAGCGGAAACATCTGGGTCAACCCGCTTGCCACTGCCGTTGCCAACACGACTGCAATCAAGCTGACCGCAGGGCAGAGCATCGATTTGAATGTCGCATCCACACTGTCCATCATCAGCGACGCATCCGGTGGAACATATCAGTATATCGTTTGGGATGATGTCTGATGATGACGAGGTTGCGCTCGGATGTATTGAGCAATAGAGAGCCGTCTAGCAGATTCAAAATTGGAATTCCAGCGTTTCTTATCCTGAAATCGTCCGCGGGAAAGTTCAACTTCTCTTGGAACAACCCCAATGGTAGGCTGTGGGTGTTTCCATCCGGTACTACCGAAACGACAGGCGGTGCGCCCATTTCCTCATCTACTGCACA